AGTCGCTTGTTGGCTGACGTTAACGTCTCCCGCGTGATAGCCGAAGGAATCGCAGAGCAGGAGAAACGCACGGAGATTACTGCCGATTATGTGCTCACTGGATTGGTCGAAGTTGCGGAGCGTTGTATGCAGCGAAAGCCCGTCATGGTTTGGGACCGGGAAGAGAAGAAAATGGTCCAAGCCGTTGACGAGAACGGTAATCATGTCTGGATGTTCGACTCCACCGGGGCCAATCGAGCCTTAGAGTTGTTAGGCAAGCACAAGCAAATGTTCACTGACAAGGTGAAGCACGACGGCTCGGTCGCAATCGTTTTCGGCGGCGAAGAGAACCTGAAGGATGAAGGAGAGTAAGCATATACACCTGCCGGACGTTATCGGCAAGGGGTATGGCTCCTTCTGGCGGTCGCAACACCGTTATAGGGTAGTCAAGGGCGGTCGAGGCTCGAAGAAGTCTCGAACTACGGCTCTTTGGTACATTTACAATCTGATGAAGTATCCGCAGGCGAACGCCCTTGTTGTGCGAAACACGTACAACACTCACAAGGATTCGACTTTCGCGGAGTTGAAGTGGTCGGCGCAGCGGTTAGGCGTCTATCACCTGTGGGACTTCCGCCTGAGTCCGCTGGAGTGCGAGTATAAGCCGACCGGCCAGAAGATTTTGTTTCGGGGATTTGATGATCCGCTAAAGCTCACGTCGATCACGGTTGCGGTCGGAGTTCTCTGCTGGGTCTGGCTTGAAGAGGCGTATGAGATTGCGAACGAGCAGGACTTCGACACCTTAGATGAGACGATACGCGGTGAAATGCCGGAAGGACTCTGGAAGCAACTCACGCTGACCTTCAATCCCTGGATTGATTCGCACTGGACCAAGCCGAGATTCTTCGACGTTGACAATCCCGACGCTTACACGCTTACCACGACTTACCTTTGTAACGAGTGGCTGGATGAAGCAGACAGGCGTAAGATTGCCGACCTTGAGTTTAGCAACCCTGAACGCTTCAAGGTGGTTGGCCTGGGCGAGTATGGATTGCCCGGAGGCGTCTATTACGAGGAGTTCAGGCGCGATATACACGTAGTTGAGCCGTTCAGAATACCGGACGACTGGCGGCGGTTCATATCATTCGACTACGGCTTCGACATGTTGGCCGCAGGTTGGTACGCGATTGACCATGAGGCAAAGGTTTACCTCTACCGCGAAGTATATGAGCCGGGTCTGACACTCACGCAGGCAGCCAAGACGATAATCAAGGCGACATTGGCAGGCGAAGTCATAGGTTATACCGTCTGCTCTCCCGATCTCTGGAATCGCAACCGTGACACAGGTATCCCGGAGGTCGAGACAATGATCAACGCAGGTCTTGGCAATGTCCAGAAGGCTGATAACCGGCGAATACAAGGCTGGAGGCACCTGCGGGAATACCTGCACGTTTACGAGATTCCGACCGACGACGGTGGTGGATTCAAGCGCACAGCCGACTTCCAGATTTTCGATACCTGCCGGAACGCTATACGGACGCTTGCCAGTGTCACGAAGGATGAGCGAAACCCGGAGGACGTATCAGACGAACCGCACGAATTGACGCACATGCCGGAACAAATCAGGTATGGCCTTATGAGCAGGCCGCAGCCTCCGCCTCGCCCGGTCCCTATAGCAGTCGACGACCGCACAGACGAGGGCTTGAGGCGTTGGCTGGACCGGTACACGCCTAAGCAGAGTGAGGATGAATATTATTGAGGATATATCTTGTTATTGTTGATCCCAAGAATGGAATGGCAGAACTCAACAATGTCGGAATGGTCTCGGCGGATACCCGCGAAGAGGCCGTGTCCAAAATGGCAAAAGTGGAGGGGTATGACTCAACGGACGGCATTGTGGCGTTCAGCCTGAACGAAATCAAGGTACTGACACAGATCAAGGGCGTATGGCGGTACTATGAGTAGCTTTGCTAACAGACTACCCGGCGCAGGCATTATCAGTCGCTTCCGCCGGATACCGCGCGACATACCGCTGAGGCATAGGCTGAGGCTTGCACTTGCACGACCTAAGCGGCAGCGATTCGGTCGGACGCGGATAGTCATAACTGAGTCGCGCCAAGGCTTCCGGGCGCTCATTCAGTCGAGGCGGCGGTTCTTTCACTGGCAGACTGTCAACCGGACCGAGGTTTACAAGCACTTCCCGGCTTTGCTTATGGAGCTTGGCGATATAGCGAGCAGGGTGCAGCAGTCTAGAGGCGTCAAGATTCCCCGGCAACAGAGGCGGCTGTTCGGAAGGAAGATAGGGCAGAGAGTTTAATGGGCCACAAGTCCCACATTCCTTCAGACGAGCACAGTGTTACAGAGCTAGTCGAGCTAGGGGCTAACGGTTATTGTCAGTTATGCGGCAATCTCTACACCGAGGCGAGCGGTACTTGCTGCGGCAGGCGGGTTTCACCGGTTGCGCTTCCTGTAGGCAACCTGGTCAATGAGGTTGGCTGGCTGGCCTTGTCTGACCAAATGGAGTTGTTCGTTACACGCGATTTGACACGCAAGAACAAGCCATTGTCCGAGCGTTACCAACTGGCTCAGGATTATCTGGACAGCGACGCGGCTCATATTGTAGCCGTTATGACCGAGACGCCGGTTCTTGGTCAACGTCGCGCGATTGAGGGGTATTTCAGACGGGAGGCAGCGGGGAGATTATGAAGCTACCGGAACTGATAGACAAGGCGAGTGCTTTAGTGCAGGGCTTACATAACTGCTTGATCTTAGCGCACCCGCCGTCGGCTCTGGAATTGCTGAGGGAGCTTTCGGACCCCGAGAAGCTCGACTACTTGCGTAGGTTTGGAGACGGCAATGTTTATTGCTGTTACTGTTCCGCTGAGTTAGACGAGCAGGGCAAGTTTGTGCATGAGGACGACGATAGGGACGTTAAGCACGTCAATAGCTGTCCGGTCCGTCGTGCAAGGTTGCTGCTGGAAGCGTTAAGGAGAGGCTGATGACCGACTTCACGCGGATACTCTTGGCAGCCGCGCTTTCGACGTGGCTTGTAGTGATTATGTGCAGGATCGGGAGGACTCGGACATGATTCTCAAGTTTGAAGGCAAGGTCGAGTTAGGCGACGAGTGCAGGTGCAGCGACGATCCCTCAGGCGCTATCCTGATTGCTGGCCGCGACGCTGTAGGCGAGATTTACGATGCTGACTTCAGCGGACCTGTTACGGTCGCAATAGCTGACAGTCGCTTCACGGGAGATCTGAGCGTCGATCTTGGAGACGGTTATACCGAGTGGACGCCGATGGACCCAGACAAGTTGATGGTTGGTCCACATAACCTGATTGATGCCTTGAGGCATTTCGCAGAGGCAGGAGAGTCTGTAACCATGTGGATTGCTGACGAGCCGGTTAATGTGCTGGATTGGGAGGCAGTAGTATGAGTTTGCTTGACACTCCAACCCTTCTCATAGCAGCTTGCCTGATACTCCTGATCCTTCTGCTCGTGACTCTGGCGATACTGGCCGCCGTGCTCATATACGGGGCTAGAGAGCGGTTTCAGGTCTATAACAGACTTCAGGCGGGCACTTTACACGACTATGCCGTACACCAGGAGCTTTTAACAAACGACACGCCTTCGCAGCAGGGGCAGGCGCATGAGGATGACGAGCACGGTCTAGAGAGTTCCTTCGGCGGCTATGCGGCGGCTGAACAGGAGCTCGACCCTCGCGCATTAGTGCAGGCTCAGGCGGATGCTGATTCGATATTGGGAGGATAGAAATCGACCTTAGACTCCAGATAGTACCAGATTGGGCGGTGCAGTATGCGGTGCAGTTTGGGCTGGAGAGGCCGCTGGACAGCCGGTATAAGGCGCATGGTAGCTTCGAGCCGATAAGCTCTGTTGCCCGGTGTTGCGATAAGCCGTTTGGGTTACGTTCCGCCGACATAGCCAACCGCGTGATAATCGGCCAGTGTCCCAAGTGCGGCACTATCCACTACACAGAGCCGGTACGGAGTGCGGCTCATGGGTAAGACGTTCCGCCGCAAGGAGTCCCCGGACAGCCGTAAAGCGCGGTTTAAGCACGAACCGACGTTCGACATACCACCGGAGGAGCGGCGCAGGAGCAAGGCCGTCAAGACTTATCAGAGGCGTTCCGACAAGGGCGCTGATTTTACTGAGACACCGTTCGGAGGGAGAAATTAATGCGCTATAGACACAGGTACGCTGAGATTGAGGCCGTGCAGTGGAACGGTTTTGACAAGGGGCCGCACGATCTAGGAGTCGAGCGGTACGATCCAGAGGATATTGATGATATTATAGGGATTCTTCGGCATTCACATCGGCTAGATAGCGGAGAGATGTTTGAGGATTACGACCATGTTTACCCAGGCGACTTTATCGTTTTCCATTCAGGCCAACTGGCAGAGAAATATGGCCAAAAGCGGTGCTGGAAATGGAGCGAGATTGATATTAATTACACG